ATTAATATTTGGGTCAAAGTATGAACCAGGGATTAATGAAAACGGTAAAAGACTACCACCTAATCTGAGCCCAAAGTCGGCCGCCGCTGTTATAGGATTAGCAGGAACAGTAATCTGATAATTAGGCTCAATTAACGGAACTCTACCTGTTAAAATATTAACAAGATTGGTACTACTATTAACATTTAAAAAGTTTGCGCGACCAATAGTTTCTCTAATAATCGCTCTACCAATTCTTTCTTCAAATTCTCTTTTAAGTGTTTTTGCACCTAAACGAGCGATAAACGAATCTTCACTTAAACGGCCATTACTACCTTGTGGGTCAACATTTAATAAAATTGATAGTGGGCTATATGAGGATGGAACAAATATTGTTGGGTAGGGTTGATTATTATATAATTGTCTTACACCACCTGGTATTGAGCTTGAAATTGTGTCAAGTGTAGTAATAAAATCACCCGCATCTAATAAAGTTCCTGAAGTAGCTCCACCGAAAGCGTTAAGTGGTATATATGGTTGAACACCAGGTCCAAAACCGTTATATGCAGCAATTGCTGCTTGGTCTATAATGTGAGCGTCTTGTTGTCCAGGACCATATTCGCCTTTATTTGATACAGTATTTAAATTTCCACTGATATCAGGCGCCTGTTTATAACCTCCGTCATTACCCCACTTATTAAGTGGATACTGTTTATCTGCATAAAAAGTTGTATCAATAAGACCATCAGGACTATCAATTACAGATAAGTCTGATTGAATTATTTCGTAAGTTGTTGGGGGCGTAACTTTAGTAGGAGACTTAGCATACGGCACTAAATTCCTTGTTATTAGTTTTTTTCTAAAACCCTCTGAGCTTATATAATCTAATGGACTACCCATTTATACTTTTATTAATAAATAGGTTGATGGTGTTTTTTTGTTAGACATTTATCTTCTTTCTAACTCTTTTGCTTTCTGATTATAGTATTCGTAAATCTTTCTTTTGAATTCATCTGATTCAAAAAATGTTTTAAATTGTTGTTCACTAACACCTGGAGGAGCATCTACTTTAATTGTAATTGTACCACCAAAATCTACTTGTGAATTAACATTTGTTGTTCTTGTTTTAGTTTCTGGATTAATCGCCGAACTTCCTTTACCAAAAACAGCACTTCTTGATAGCGGTTCTGCTCTTTGTGTTCCTGTAATTCCCGCAACTTTTGTTGTTGTATTCCCACCAATACCTGTTAAAATATCTGAAGTATATTTTCTAAACTCTTTTTCAATACCACTATCACCTTTAACTTTTTCATTACTTTTAACTAATATGTCTCTTAAAGCATCCATACCTTTTGGACCTAAACTTGATGCTTGGGCTTTAAGGTCAGATTGAATTGATTCTAAGTTTTTAGTAAATGTTGCGTTATCCATTTTACCTTGTTCTTTACCAACAAATAAATCACGCATTCTATCAATAGCGCCTGTTACTTTTTCGGAAATAACTCTACTTTCAGGCACTTCACCTTCAACAGAAGAACTAACCGCTCTTGCAATTCTTTCCGCTCCTCTAACGTTACCTTGAACATATTTTGAAGACGCAACCCCGAAAGTTACTTTTGCCGCAGAGGCTTGTAAATTTGCTAGTATGTCTTTTTGAACACCTAATTGACTTTTTTGAATGTCTTCAACAGTTTTTGGGGCATTCTTTTGTTGTTCAATTAACTCATCAAATTCTTCTTGATTAAGGTTTTGTAATTCTTTTTTGGTTCCATCTTTTAATTCAACCTCATATTTTCCGCCCTTACCCATTTTGGATATGTTAGCCAAATATTGTTTGTCTTCTTCATTTTCAAACTTTAAACCAGCCAAACTAACTTCAGACAATCTTTTGTCCAATTCCGCAGCCGCTAAACCCATTTTACTCATTTCCGCAGCACTAACACCAGTTTGTTTTTCCATTTCTCTCAATGTTAAAACACCTTGAGGATTTATTTTAAATGATTTTGTCTCTTCATCAAAATACGTGAATTGTTTTGATACTTCAGCTAAACTATTTTGTAATCCAGAAGGGTCATTAATAGATTGATTCATTAAAGCAAATGGGTCCGCTAAATTTCCAACAGATACTCCTAATCTTTGAAATGCAGCTGCGGTATCAATAGCCCCTTCAGGGTCTAAAACTCTATTAGCCAAGTCAAAAGTTTGTTTCATATCAAACCTTAACATTGATGCTTGTGCTGCCATTTTAGCTAAACCAGCGACTCCTCCTTCAAATTGGAATCGATTCATTTGTTCCATATTAGCAGTAACATCTTTCATTACTGTTGTTGCGTTTAACCCAATACTTTGAATATATCCAATAGATTCTTCTATATTAGGTCCTATCTGAGAAGTTTCATATCCGACTTTAGCAAATGAGTCAACTAAAGTTTTTGCGTCAGTTTGTAATATTTGAGATGATGCATATAATTTACTAACTTCCTCTTCAGTAGCAATAACGTTTCTTCTTGAGCCAGCGGCTATTTGAGTGATAGTTGTTGATACATCCTCAAGACTTCCACCTAATCTTATTACTCCTGCGGCTGCATTTGCAACAGCCAAATCCATTTCTTGAATTCTAACTCTACCATCAACAAATGCCCTATTAAGTTTATCGGCATGCTTAAACATCTCATCCAAAGAAATTACGATTTTTTCCATAGGACTACCAAAACTATCAAGTTCTTTTTTTATTTCTTTAAAACTACCTTCTTGGTTATCGTCTGTTGCCATAAGTTTTTTAGGTTTTTATATAAATAGAAGAAGGACTAAAATTTTTAGTCCTTCTGATTATCTTCAATCCATTTATCTAATAAATATTTTCTAACAAAAACAGGCATCCTTTCAAAATCTTGATACGTTATTTTCATTAAAGTGTTAAGATAGTAAAACTCGTCTATCTGTCCTTTTCTATAATCAGAAGAAAGGACGAAAAAAGTCCGCCCCAAACCCAACATTCACTGTTAGACGTTCTCCTGACGGGGCTATTAACGTTTTATTCATATCAAGTCTTGGTTCATTTTCATTCATGAACTTTCTAATGTGTTTTGAATCTGCGATTGGCATTGATTCAATAAATTTAGCAATTACCGCTTTATCGGTTGAGCCATCAATTTCAACAATCTCTTTTTGCATTCTCCATGTAATTCTTGGAACTACTCTACCTTGAGGATATGTTTCAGCCATTTTGCCGATTTCTAAAATTTCACCATAATTTAATGGTTTAATTTTAATGGTTGACTGTGATTTTGGTAACATAATAGTAAATGTACCATCTTCATTTGGTTGTTGACCATTAATAATGGTTAATTGGTCCAACGTCACTGACGTTCTAAATGGTTTATTATCTTTTGGGTCTGTAAGATTTAAACTTATTTCAGGCCCAAACGCAGTATTTCTTAAAAAGATTAAAATTGCCTCAACATCTCCTTCAATAAGGTCTTCAACTCTAATATCTGGTTCATAAATTTTTCCCCTTAATAAATTAAGAGTTAAATCATTTCCACCACCCATTAAAATATTTTCATCAGAAGCTGTAAGATATCCGACTTTGAGTGATTTTTTTTTATTTTTGTAGAAAATACCTTGTGAAGGTAATGGTACCACATCGTGTGGTAATGTAAAATTTTGTTGACCGTAGTCATTTGATTGTGTATCCATATAAAAAAATTAACCGTAAAGTTTATCGCTTTACGGTTAAATATAATTAGATTTGAAAATTTGTAAACAGTATTAGTAAACTAACACACATCTGTCCATTCTTAGTGTTGCAGATATTGTTGCCAATCCATCAGTATTGTAAGCCAATGAATCAAAGTTAACATCAGTTAAAAATGTTCCATAAAGAATCCATTTCTCAACAACAACTCCTGTTGGGTCCAACATTTCAAGGTCAATGTCTTTTTTGTAACCCGCAGCATAACCCATACGACCTGTTACTGATTCAGCGTGTAAACGAACCCACTCCATAAGAGCCTGAGCCGCTGACGGTCCAATAGGGTCACGGAATTTAACTGGTATTGTTTGCCAGTTGAACCTACCCGCAACGAATGTAGATGTGTTTAAAAACGGTATTTCTGTTGCAGCAATTGTAATGTGTGGTCTAGCCGTTGACTCTACAAACCATTCGTTAATACCCAAACTTGATGGAAACCTTAGGATAAAACGATTTTGACGTTTTGGTTCATAAGGTATCGGCATTTTCATTAATAAATCAGCCATGTTATTTTAATTTTTTTTAGTTTCTTTGTTGTTTATATCTATAAATATAGTCTTATTAAAAAATTTTTCTCTTTACTTTTAATTTGGTGAGATTATTCTTTATTTATATTCCTTTTTAATTCCTCCAGCAGTAGAATACGTCTTAACTATATTATCTGGTTTATCTTTAAAATGTTTACTCATTACTTCAACATTTCTAATATCATCATCTGAAAATCCAATACTAGGTTGCTCTGGTATAAAGTTATTAGATATATCATTTTTTATATATGCCTTTTTATTAAGTATACCAGCAATTCCTTTTATATAAGAAACGAATTCATCCATAGCTCTAACTTTTAATTCTTCGGGGTTGGCAGCACTTCCTTCTCCAAAAGTTACAGGATGGTATTTATTGAGTTCTAAATATGATTTAATTAAATCGTCGTCACTCATATCTTCCTCGTCTACGAAAGTCCTATATTTTTTAAGATTCTTAATTAGTTGGTCTTTATCTATACCATTATATCCACTAACAATGTAATTGTAAACTGCTTGTTTTAATGTATTCGGATTGTGACCTCTAGCAGTAATAATTGAAAATATTGAACCATTATTAATTGCCTCTCTAAAATCACCAAATGCTGGTCCTTCTTTAGCTCTCATTGCATCAACCAAAAAATCTTTATCTCCTGCAGTTCTAAAGTTTCTAAACGCATCGTCTGCTAAACCAACAATAGTTTCACCTTTATATTCAAAAGGTTTTTTACCCAAATCATGTCTGTATTCCGCAAAGTCATCAGTACTCATACCGATTTCATCTCCATCTTCAGTCTTTAACATTATTTTTGTTGGCATATGAACAATGTTGTCATCCCAATCAAATGCATAATATTTCATGTCTGGAGTGCCTTCTCCTTTAAATCCCTCTTTAATTTGTCTTTTCATATTTTGGCAATTAAAGGGGACACCTAAGTATCCCCATTAAGTTTATTAGATATTTTCAAACGAAGCCCCTGTTGGAGTAATAAAGAACTCAATGTCAATGAATTCTAATGCCTTCGTTGGTTTTAAGTAGATTTTACCTACAAGTCTGTTAGCATCTAAATCTTCAGGTGTTGAAGATACGGTTACACGGAAATCGTATAAACCTCTATCTCTTCTTATTGAATCTAAGATAGGATTAACGCTGTCCAAGAACTGTTGTCTAACAACTTGGTCGTTTTGTTCAAACAATAATCTAACCGCTACCGCTGAAATTAATTTACGAGCTTGAAGTAATAATCTTCTTACATTTAATCTATTGAGTGCTGTGTCAGCAACTTGTAGAGTTTTGTTACCCCAAATTACAGTTCCAACATCAGAGAAAGTCGCAATTGGGTTAATTCTACCCTGATACAATGTAT